CCACTCCGCGGGCCACGCAGGTCGATGACACCCCCCCACCCAGGGGGGGAGGGGGTCATGGCAGTCAGTATCCCCAACCCCAAGGCATTGATCCAGAAAAACAGAATTTTGGCCAAAGGGCCAAGGCGCGACCGGCCGGTCTTGGGGGACGGCCGGCGCGTCAAACTCCATGCAAACGCACACCACCGAAAAAGAAGGGCTCCTCACCGAAGGAGCGGACTACAGCAAAAAAGAAGGGGGGCTCCGCGTGCTGACAAGAACCGGAGTCAACAAGGTCGCAGAAATGCTGCGCCAGCGCCGGCAGCAGGCCCAGCAGCCGCCCGCGGAGCCGGAGAGTGTGCCGGTAGCGGAGCCCGAAAAAAAAGAAGAGTGGCGGCCGGGCGAGGCCAGCGCCGCGCCCGCGGGCCCGATCATGGCCACGGCCCTGCGCTGCCGCAACCTTCCCAACCGCAAACGCCTCTCCTGCACCATCAACGGCCACGACCACGTTGTCCTGGTTCGCGACACCGGCTTCTACCGCCAAGGCGAGACCTTCGAGGTCCGCCTCAACGACTACGGCGAATACGAAGCCGCCGTCCACCGCAGCCAGCCCCGCTTCCGATGAACAATTTCAACCAACCCGAATGGTGCTGCCTGTGCCCGCGGCGAGCCGGATTCCACACCGACATCGGCTACCTCTGCTCCGGCTGCTTCTACCAAACCCAACGCCTCATGGTCTGGCTCCTCGAGACCCTCGGCTGGCGCCCCATGGACAAACACGAAAGGCACGAACATGACCACAAATGCCATTGATCTAAACGCCCCCGACATCGGCTCCGGCGCCGTCTTCATGACCTACGAGGCCCCCAAGCCCCGCCGCAAAGCCCCCGACGTGCTCCGCGAGACCGACGGCCGCCGCCAGCTCGTCGGCTACCTCGGCTGGCGCACCATCCTCACCCGCCTCGCCGCCCGCCGTCCGTGAAAAAAATGAACCGCCGCACCCTCGAGATCGAACCCGGCACCATCGGCTACGTCCACTTCGACTGCGCCGCCATGAACCGCGCCCTCAATGCCTGGGCCAAACGCCGCGGCATCACCTGGGACAGCCCCTTCCGCCGCCCCCTCGACTTTGGCTCCAAAAAGAAAACCCGCCCCCAATGAGAATCCGCACCATCAAACCCGAATTCTGGCAGCACCCCGTCATGTCCCGCCTGCCCTACGACACCCGCATTCTTGCGCTCGGCCTGCTAAATCTCGCCGACGACGAAGGCTACTTCAGCGCCGACACCGACTACATCCGCGGCGCCGTCCTCTTCCGCGAAGATTCGTCGAACGTTCGACGAATGCTCGACGAGCTTTCGCGCAGCGAGTGGATCACCCTCGGCGGCGCCCCCGAACGCCCCATCGGCCGCGTCGTCAACTTCCGCAAACACCAACGCGTCGACCGTCCGCAACCCTCTCGCCTCAAGCAATATGCGCTCGACGAATCTTCGACGAACGATCGACGACCCCTCGACGACCATTCGACGCAGGATCAGGGAACAGGGAAAGGAAAGGATACCCCTATAGTCCCCGCAAGCGGGGACGAGCCAGCCGACGAAAAGCCCGAGCAAAAAGACGAGATTCTTCTCCGAGCCATGGCGCTTTTCCGCATGCGCCCGACCACCCCGCTCGACCGATCCCAGCGCCGGGCGTGGTTGAACAACTGGCAAGCCGTCGCTTCCACGGACCACATCTACGAATGGCCGCTCCTCGAAGCCTACTACGCCGCCGACATCCCCGCCCGCGACGACATCCGCCGCCGCGATCTCGCCACCCTCCTCAACAACTGGTCCGGCGAATTGACCCGCGCCCGCCGCTGGTCCGAGCAAACCGGCTGGCACCCCCAAAATTCCGAAAAAAAAGAAGAAGGGGGCGCCCCGCCCGACGACCTCTGGCGTGAGGTCCTCCACGCCCTCTACCCCGACTCCGACCCCGCCGTCTACCGCACCTGGTCCCAAGTCCCCGACAGCCTTCGCGCCGAGATCGAGGCCGCCCTCCTTCTCGCCGCATCCGACACCGACACCACCACCACCCCATGAGCATCGCCGCCGCCTACCTCACCCTCATCGGCCTCATCGCCCTCATCCTCCTCGTCATGTTCGACGACGACAACGACCCCCGCTTCCCGTGAGCCGCGCCATTACCACCGCCTTCCGCATGTGCAGCCGCAAAGTCCGGTATCACACCGCTGCCGACGCCCACCGCGACCAGCCCGGCATGCGCCATTACCACTGCCCCATCTGCGGCGGATGGCACGCCAGCTCCCCCGCCTGGCACAAACTCCGCGCCTACAAACGCCTCAAGCGCCGCATCCAGGAAGCCATCTGGTTCAACCCCATACCTTTGCCCCTGACCCATGGTGCCGCGGGAGATCCGCGGACGGGCCGTGCGAATAGTTCACGCCCCATGAAACAGGCGGGGGCAACCCCTCTATGACAAACAAAACCCGCACACAACTCCGCACCGGCCTCCTCATCCTGGCCGCGTTCGCCACCTACACCGCCCTCGGCCTCCTCCTCATCCTGCGATGAACACCACCAGCCACACCTACACCGTCGGCCGCGTCACCCTCACGCCCTACGGCAAATATCCCCTCGAAGTCGGCCCCGCCCCCACGAGCATCCAGCTCGCCGAGCTGTATGACAAAGCCGCCCAGCGCATCGCCAAACTCGAACGCGCCCTCCACCTCTGCGCCCCGCTAACGAAACGCGCCCAGCAAGCCCGCAGCGAAGCCCTCGACCCCGACTTGCAATGATCCCGAGCCCCAAAACCAAACTCCGCCGCGCCGAGCCCTACAACGCCGGTCCCGCCCGCAAGCGCAAATGGTCCAAGAACACCCTGCTTGGCCGTCCATTGCGCCGCAAAGACAGCGGCACCCGCGCCACCAACTTCCGCGGCCGCGCCCACGTCAAACGCCTCCGCCTCCGCAAACTCCAACGCACCGCCCGCCGCCGCTCCCGGCCATGAACACCCCGCAAACCGACAAAGCCGCCTTGCACGACGGCACCGTCGTCTCCGCCGAATTCGCCCGCGAACTCGAGCGCGAACGGGAAGCCTACAAACAGCTGGCCGTCAAGCATGCCCACGACCGAGAACACCTCCGCGACCAACTCGAACGCTGGCGCGAACTCGCCGCCTTCCTTGCCGCGTGCCTCCGCGATTGCGGCACCATCGACAGCCACGCCTGGCATAGCCGCGGCACCGCCCTCGAATCATACGAGCGTTTGAAATCCAACGGCACCGCCTCTGACCTCTGAAATCTCAAATCTGAAATTTCAAATCTCCAATCCCTGATCCCATGACCTCCGACCCATCCCAAATCCCCCTCTGGTCCCACGAAGCCGAAGCCAGCCTCATCAGCTCCGTCCTCAACGGCGGCCAGCCCACCCTCGACGCCGCCCTTGAGCTCGTCCAGGACGACTGGTTCTTCGCCCCGGTCAATAAAACCGCCTGGCTCCTCCTCAAAGACATCGCCCACAAACGCCAACCCCTCGACCTCCTCACCTATACCGAGGCCTGGCGCCAATCCGGCGAGCTCGCCAAGATCGAGGGCGGCCCCGGCTACATCACCAGCGAATACACCCGCATCGCCGGCAACCTCACCCATTGGGCCGACCAACTCCGCGACTACTGGCGCCGCCGCGAGATCCACCGCATCGGCCTCGAGCTCGTCCTCGAGAGCCGCAACTTCCAACGCCCCACCGACGACATCCTCGACACCAGCGAAAAAATGCTCCTCGACCTCCGCCTCGAGACACGCCAGACCGGCCTCGTCCATTGTGCCGACGCCGTCGACGCCGCCGCCACCCGCATCGAACTCGCCCACAAAAAGCGCGGCAAACCCATCGGCATCGCCACCGGCTTCAGCGACCTCGACCGCATGACCGGCGGCCTCAAGCCCGGCCAACTCATCATCATCGCCGCCCGCCCCAGCATGGGCAAATCCGCCTTCGCCACCAACATCGCCGAGCACGCCTGCCTCACCGACAAAGTCCCCACCGCCCTCTTCAGCCTAGAAATGACCGGCGAAGAACTCATGGAACGCGTCCTCTGCACCCAATCCGGCGTCAAACTCCAACGCGTCCGCGACGGCTTTATGTCAAAAGACGAGATGGCCAAGCTCGGCCGCAAAGTAGGCGAGATCGTCGACGCCCCCCTGTATCTCGACGAAACCCCCGCCTTGAGCATCGCCGCCTTCCGCGCCCGAGCGAGACGCGCCGTCGCCAAGCACGGCGTCAAACTCCTCATCATCGACTACCTCCAGTTGATGAAAGGCAGCACCAAACGCGCCGCCCAAGACCGCCGCCTAGAGATCGACGAAATCAGCTCCGGCCTCAAAGCCACCGCCAAAGAACTAGGCGTCCCCGTCATCGCATTGTCCCAACTCAACCGCGACGCCGAAGAAAGAGCCGAGCCCAAGCTCAGCCACCTCCGAGAGAGCGGCAGCATCGAACAAGACGCCGACGTCGTAGCCCTCCTGCACCGCCCCGAACGAGTAAGTCATAAAGAAGAAGACAAAGGCAAAGCCGTCCTAATCCTCGCGAAGCAAAGAAACGGCCCCGTCGGCCGAATCGAAATGCACTTCGACGCCGAAATCACCCAATTCCGCAGCAGCACCGAGAAACTCTACTCCAACAAGAAAGAAGAACGCCAAACCTACAAACCCAACAACTTCAACGACACCGACGGGAACTAAGCACCATGAAAACCACCAAGAAGAAACCCAAAGTCAAACGCAAGGCCAAGCGGCCTGTTGATCCGGCCCATCCCAAGCAAGTCAACGCCGCCCTCGACAAAGCCGACTACTGCATCGCCCAAATCGCCTGCGGCATGGCCACCGAAAAAGCCGTGCTCTTCACCCTTGAGCGCTTCATCCGCTGCCACCGCGTTCAGCTCGCCAAGTTTATCATCGAAAACTCCGACTGCGCCAACCCCGTGGAACTGGCCCGCCGCATTCTGGTCATCTGCAAATGGCTCGAACTTAAAACCCGCAACTAGCCATGAGCCACCAAGAAAAGATCGAAAGAATCAACGCCCAGCTCAACACCAGCGAGACCTGGGCAAGACGCTGGCAAGTCGAGCGCGAGCACAACGAACGCCTCTGCAAACAAGCCAGCCTCGCCCGCGAAGGCATCCAGCAACTCCGCGCCCGCGCCATCGAACGCTACAGTCACAACCAACGCTACGCCGCCGACCTCCGCACCGCGGACGACCCCAAGCGCGCCGACGTCTACGAACGCATGTGCGTCGTCCAATCCGGCATGGTCCGCGCCCTAGACGACGTCCTCCAACTCTTCGACCAAATAGACCGGGCGGACTAACCGCCCGGAGTTTTCAGTTTTCAGTCTTCAGTATTCAGCATGAAACCAAAACCAAAACCCAAGCCGCCCACCGCGGCGCAATACAAACGACTCCAGCGCGAAGCGTCCGACTGGCGCGAATGCGCATGGATGCTTTTAGGGCAACTCATGGGCACCGGCGCCGACACCCGCAAAAGCGGGGCATGCACCCATTACGACTATCTCACGCGCACCACCAGCGTCCCGTGGCCCAAACGCTACCCGCACGGCTACAAACCCAAACCTCTGCCAACTGCCAACTGAAAACTGCCAACTGCCAACTTTCCCACCTTCCCACCTTCCTACCTCTTTATGTCATACCAACCCAAACCCGACACCTGGACCCTATTCCCCAACAAATTCAAAAAAGACGGCAACCATCCCGACTTCAGCGGCACCGCCTTGTTGACCTTACCCGACGGAACGCAGGCCGAATACAAACTCACCGCCTGGAAACGCGTCACCAAAACCGACGTCAAATTCATCGGCGGCTTCATCAAAATCAAAGAACCCCAAAAAGAACTCCTCCCCGAAGCATCCGAAGGGGCAGGGGAGCAACCCTGGTAAATCATGGCCGGCAAAGGCAGCAAACCAAGACCCATCGACCCGCAGCGATACGCCGCGAACTACGCCGCGATCCGCTGGTCCGATCCTCCGGTTGTTTCCACCCCGGTAGGGTCCGCTGGCCCAGCGGACCGCCCACCATATCCCGACTGGATATGCCACGAATGCGGCCGCAAGCACGGCCGCGGCTGGCCCGAAGGCCACGTCGCCACCTTCCACGCCGGCACCTGCGACATCTGCGGCCAATCCGCCAGCGTCACCGAACCCCGCGACTACGGCCACCTCCGCGCCTGGCCCATTCCCTCATGATCCTCGAACTCCGCCCACCCTGGCCCGTCATCACCGAGCACGGCGAGGGGACCGCCAAAGTCATGATTACCTACGGCACCGACCACAACTGCGAATTCGGCGTCCGCTGTCCTGGCGGCCACTTCCGATTCTATTGGCAACCCGACGTCCGCCTCATCGGCAACCCCATGGACGGCAACGGCCTCGACCTCGACCTCCCGCCCGAGTGGAAGAAATGAAAAAAGACTACTTCGCCTGGCACCAGGACAAATTCCTCTGGAAGAACAACGGCAGCGGCTACTGGATGCGCCTCACGCCCTACGATCCGGTCGTCAAACACCGCCGCCTCACGTGGAATCTCAAGACCCACGACATCGAAGAAGCCCGCCGCCG